AGTACCTACCAGAATTTACATGACTGGATCAGTCCGTTCATGGATCCATTACATAGACCTACGTTCTGCACATGGTACTCAGAAAGAACACATGAACATAGCTAATGATGTTAGGCGTGTGTTCTGTGAACAATTTCCTATATGTGCGGAGGCACTTGACTGGAACTAATGGCAACATATCCTATAATTAATAAAGAAACTGGAGAACAAAAAGAAGTTGTGATGAGTGTCACTGAGTGGTCTCAGTGGTGTGAAGACAACCCTAATTGGAAGAGAGATTGGAGTGATCCCTCTACTTGTCCTGCCTCTGGTGAAGTTGGTGAGTGGAGAGACAAGATGGCATCCTCACATCCTGGTTGGAAAGACATCATGAAAAACAAAGTTCTTCCCAAAGCAGAATATGTAAACAACAAAACCATCACTGACAAATACAGATACTAACATGCCTAGAAAGAAGACAACTAAGTCAATCGGTCAAGGTATGACCGCTAAACAAAAGAAAAGACGTAAGCCTATAGGTGGGGAGCATATACTTCCTATTGAACCTATCACTGATAATCAAAAGATTTTCTTTGATGAGTGGGACAAAGGACAAATGTTATATGCCTATGGTGTAGCAGGTACAGGTAAAACATTCATTGCATTGTATAAAGCATTAAAGGATGTACTTGATGAGTATACACCATACGATAAGATATACATTGTTAGATCTTTAGTAGCTACTAGAGAGATTGGTTTCTTACCTGGTGATCATGAAGATAAGTCTTCTCTTTATCAGATACCATATAAGAATATGGTTCAGGCAATGTTTGAGATGCCAGATGACAATTCATATGAAATGTTGTATGATAATCTTAAGGCACAAGAAACTATATCTTTCTGGTCTACCTCTTTCATAAGAGGTACTACACTTGACAATGCTATCGTTATCATTGACGAGTGTCAGAACCTAAACTTCCACGAACTTGATTCAATCATCACTCGTGTTGGACAGGACAGTAAGATTGTATTCTGTGGTGACGCTGCTCAAACAGATTTGATTAGGACTAATGAACGTACAGGCATCTTAGATTTCCAACGTATCTTACAAGAGATGGAGGAGTTTTCTCTAATAGAATTTGGTCTTGATGATATCGTTCGCTCTGGTCTTGTCAAGTCTTACCTTATCAATAAAATTAATTTAGGTTTATGAAATTTGAACATAATCCTAAGTGCTTTCCTCTTGATAGCACAGCAAAGATGGTTGATGGTAAGAGAGTATATGCTACACCTAATGGTGAGTTTTATCCCTCAGTTACCACAGTCATTGGTAACAATGCTAAGAAGCAAGCAGGTCTTGCTAAGTGGAGAGCACGTGTAGGTAAGGAAAAAGCAGCAGCTATCTCCTCAAGGTCTGCTTCACGTGGTACTAAGTTTCATAGTATAACTGAGGACTATCTTAATAATTGCTTAGACATAAAACAGTATAATGATGCTCCATTGCCTGTTATAATGTTTGAGCAGACCAAGAAAACCTTTGATCGTATAGGTAATATATACTTACAGGAAGCATTTCTTTATTCAAAACATTTAGAAGTTGCTGGTCGTGTTGATTTGGTTGCCGAATTTGACGGTGAATTATCTATCATAGACTTTAAAACTTCTGCTGAACCTAAGAGAGAGTTGTACCTGTACGATTATTTTGTTCAAGAAACAGCATACGCATGTTGTTTTCAAGAACTATACAGTTTAACTGTTAAACAATTGGTAACTATTGTTGCATGTGAGAATGGTGAAACTCAGGTCGTAATTAAACCACCCAAGAAGGAATATCTTCTTAAACTCATAGTGTACATAGACGAGTACCGAAACAAATATGGACAAAAAACAATTACTAGAGGATAGATTTATGACATCTGCGAAGTTCTCGCAGGAAGTGGAAAAGATTGCATTACACAATCCCGATATGAATTATATTGATTCTGTTATTCACTACTGTGAGCTCAATGAAATTGAATTGGATAATATTAACAAATTGATTAGTAAACCATTAAAAGAAAAATTACGTCACAATGCACAGGAACTTAACTTCATGAAGAAAACAAGTCGTGCCAAACTAATGCTAGTATGAGTTTTTTTAAATCAGATATTGTCCGTGGTGACATTCAGGAGATGATGGAGCTTCAGCAGTTCTGTTTCAGATCTGCTATGAATTTTGTTCTATTAGAACCAGATAGAAAGATAGAATATTTTGAAGCACTTGAAAAGTTAATAGAAAAACAAAAGATATTTTATGCTCGTGCCAAACTGAGTGATGATCCTGAAGCTAAATCAGTCATTGAAACCATGAAGCAGGGTATTGTTATGTTAGGTGCCACACCAAACACTACGATTGAAAGCATGTTTGATGAATTGTTGAGCAAAGTACAACACATGAGGAAACAAGTAGAGGAAGGGGGTTGACGCCCGTCCCCTTTCCTGCTATTATGATTGAGTGAACAGGGCAACTGGGTTCTGACTACCACGACTTAGAAGCGTGGACATGATGTCGGGTAAAACCGCCACAGAGCATCCCAGATACAAACCAAATCCAATTAAATCCGAGGTAATCTATGTCATTCGCAGACTTAAAGCGTAAATCCCAGAACAATTTTCAGTTTCTACAGAAGGAACTAGAAAAATCATCCAGCAATAAGAATGTTGATGAGAGATTCTGGAAACCAGAGGTTGACGCTTCTGGAAATGGATACGCAGTTATTCGTTTCCTACCAGCACCTGAGGGAGAAACAGTTCCTTGGGCAAAAGTGTACTCCCATGCCTTCCAAGGTGTTGGTGGTTGGTACATTGAAAACTCCCTAACTACACTCAACGAGAAGGATCCTGTTGGTGAAGTAAACCGCCGTCTCTGGAACAGCGGTGCTGATGAAGACAAAGAGACTGCACGTAAGCAGAAGCGTAAGCTATCTTACTACAGTAACATCCAAGTTGTGAAGGATCCTAAGCACCCTGAGAACGAAGGTAAGACATTCTTGTACAAGTATGGTAAGAAGATCCATGATAAGATCCTCGCTGCTATGCAACCTGAGTTCCAAGACGAAGAACCAGTGAACATCTTTGATCTTTGGGAAGGTGCTAACTTCAAACTGAAGATTAAGAAAGTAGCAGGATACTGGAACTATGACAGCAGTGAGTTTGATAGTGTGTCTGCTCTTAGTGCAGATGATTCTGAACTGGAAGCAGTCTGGAAAAAAGAACACTCGTTAGAAGCATTTACTTCTAAGGATCAGTTCAAGTCTTATGAAGATCTTGAACGTCGTTTGAACATGGTACTTGGTGTTGGTTCACGTCCTGTTACTCGTCCTTCTGTTGATGATGAAGAGTACGAACCTGTTGCTGTCTCTGCACCTTCTCCTGTTAAACAGGAAGCAGTTGTAGATGATGACGATGCACTATCATACTTTGCTCGTTTAGCAGAAGAGTAATCGTGTCATCACCAGCAGATAGAATCGCAGATGCTCTTGAGAGAATTGCTAATTCTCTAGAGCACCTGCACATTGAATCTATAGATCATGCTCACATAGATGAGATAGATCACAACCATGTTGAAGGTGATCTAAACACTCACAATAAAACATGGTGAAAAAAGAAAAGATAGGTGAAGTTATTGGTCATCCCTTATGGATGCTTCCAGTAATGCTAATAGGAATGTTAGCTTTGATTGAAGGTCTTCATACTTCAGCACATTTATATAAAGATATGGATGTGCATGGATGGGCACTTCAATATTTCAGACAAAATCCTGATGTTTGTGATACCGATTCCGATTATTGAATTCCATAAAACTGCAAAAAAAATTCGGGCAATTTTTTGCCCGAAAAAGTCAACCAGTTTTCTTTAATCTTTGATTGATATAATTACCAGACTTCTGGTATATATTTTGTTTTCTAAAATCATTAACAAAGGATCTTAGATAACTTTTTTTGAGGATATAAATTTCTCTTTTCTTTTCATTCTCTCTAGAATAATATTCCGCAACGGTAATGGGACTACAAATCTCGTTACCGTTTTTTAATGTGATAGTATCATCAATGTTTACTTTATGCTGTCCATTATAAAATGTCTCATCTACATGTAGACCAGCACCATACTGTCCTATTGCAGAAGTTTCATAGTGATGTATCTCACTATATGGATCATCGTATTCGGATTCTAATGTTTGATAGAGTTCATAGTTATTCAATGGCCAATCATATTGTGCATTGACCATGTTGTTAGTCAAAAGAATTACCCAATCATAAAACACATTTCCATATAATTTATGAGCTAAAGTCTCAGGTCTTTCTCCTTCTCTTATACTATATTTTTTAAAGTATACTGCATTAGAAAATACATCATCATTAACTTTGTATCTACGAAAGAAATTTTTTGCTACAACAAAATCTGATTCTGAAAATGGATAACTAATTGGTTTCTCATCGTATGAGACATTTGGAATGATAGAAAAATACATTACCTTATACCTTCTTTACTACCAATTTCTTCAGAGAATACCAGTTTTGTTTCTTGAAAACTAATAGTTAATTGAACTGCTACTGGTTGCCCATCATAGTATGTAGCATATGTACCATCGGGAGTGTAGTTTACATCTACCTGAGTAATAGCACACATTTTAAATCTTGGTAGTGCTTCATGTTCATTTCCTCCATGCATAAAAGCAACTCTACATAAATCAGGAACACCAATAAATCCTGCAAAAGTTCCTTTAGATGTACCACCCATGACATCACCAGGATCTAACTTTGGTAGCATTGCTTTTTTAAATTGGGAGCAAATTTCATTTATTGTAGCGTTTTCAGATTGATCTCTTGGAACTAATCTAAAATTGAGTGAGAAGTTTCTTAGATCACCACCACCATACATTAATTCAACGTTTGGGTTAAGAATAGCACCAGAAATACCACCAAAGATATCATCATTTGATAAAGTATCACCACCAACCTTTTTAACTATCTTTGATAATGCTCTAGCACCTTGAATAGGAATGAATCTATCCAATGCATTGTTAGCAGCATTCTGAGCACCTTTTAATTTCCCAACAACACCATCAGCACCAGCAGATCTTAAGAAGTCAGAAGCGAAGTTACCAAATGCTTTTCCAGTCCAGTTAGCTCTAAAACCAGTTGAGATATCTTCTGGCATGTATAAAACAATTGGTGGTGCTCCATTTATTTTCTTATATTGATTTTCACTTTTACTAGCTTGGTTGTAATCATATAAACCCGCACCAAATTCTTCTTTGCCAGTTATTGTTTTGCCATTCACCAGTGCAACTTCTCTTTCTCTTTTTCTAAATGGTGGAGCGTACTTATAAAATTGAAATGTCACATAATCATGTGAGTTTGTAATTGGTGCAGAATTTGGGTATCTTAATGCACCAGTAGTTGTAGCAGTGACACTTGAAGGTGGAATAGCACTTGCTTTTACTACAATTGCATCTTCATATCTATCTGCTTTGGCTGACATCTCTTCAATAGTTGCACCATTAGATAATGATTCTTGTTGTATCTTATATTCTTGAATAACAGCGGACATGGGTCTCCAACTTCCAGACCCTTTCAACCTTGTCCATTCACTACCATTCCATCTGAAATAAGCTTCTTGACTTGATGCACCACTATATCCAGTCTTTTTAATTTCACCATTAAATGTTCCGTTTCCACTTGGAGTTGTGACTTTGTTGCGTCTTTGATTACTCATTATTGTGACATCTCTCTAGATTGTTTAGTTCCATAACCTTTCACTATTCTTTGCCCTCTGATTTTATCGTAAAAGTTTTCATTAGTATCGTTCCATACAATTTCTTTTTCTATAGGGAACATCATACCGTTCATATTTTTTACAAAATCTTCAGTGGGTAATAGAATAGCAGTATCCCACTCTACTAGAGCAAGATCAAGAAACAGAGTATCAACATGTGCTGTTAGATATTTATGGAAACATCTCTTAGGAATGTCAATTCTACCCTCCATTAATTTTTTAGTAGCTTGTATTCTTTTCTTTGGCGTCATGTAATGTAGGTTTGCACCCCAGAATTCACCCTTCCCTAAAGTCTTTATTACATATACTAAAGGAAACCTGTCATAATAAGGAAGATATTTCATCTTTGCCTTATACTCAAACATATACATGTGACCTTGTACCACATATCTTCTGAGTTCGTTAGCGTCTTGATCTTTTACAGCACCAACTTTATCACTTTTTTCGTTTAAAATATACTTATTAAAGTTTTTATTATATGCACTAGCTTCTGCTTTTACAGCAGATATGTACCAAGAGAGTGTTTTCTGTTGCCCTCCTGTTCTAGCAGTTATTCTTTCAAATAATGTTTTATATCCTGAGTCCTGTTTTGTTGTATTGCGTTGGACGGACGCGAATCCTGTTGCCATTGTTTCATACTCCTAAATGATCCTCGGTTAATATTAAGAAATTCATCTGCCTATCTTCACAATAATCACGAGCAGCAGACCATTTAGTTTGGTTTTTTGCGTATGTTAATACAGCATTACGATATGAGGCAGTTCGTTTATTTTTCTCATTCGGTGGTTGTGTTTGTTTTTTGGGTTTTACTTCAATAATATATTTCGTGATATTATTAGACTTTTCACGAACTTTGATATAGAAGTCTGGATAGTATCGTCTCACCTTACCATCAGGAGCTCTGTATGGTATAATTACTTCTTCACTACCCCATTGTAATATAGAGGGGTTATTGTCACAGAACACCATGAACTTACGTTCCCATAGCGACCTATAAACAATATTAGTCGGGTTGCCACGGTACTTCTTTGGGTTTTTAGGTTTAAAATACCCAGAGTACGCCATAAATATAGATAGTCCAACATAGTTATTTAGTGTGGCATTACAAAATCCTAGTAGTATAAGTTCGTTCTTATCATATGTAAGTAGAAATGGTGGAATGTCTACTTCAACAAATTTTATTGTTGAGAGTGGTTTTCTTGCTACTACTGTAGGTGGATCTCATACATCATTGCGGGATATAAATGAATCTATGCTATTTTTGTGTGATGAAGCACAATTACCAAATATAAACACTGCTACTGGAACTCAAAATGGTGTTCTTACTGGTATTGGTTCTGTAGATTATCCACACACTAGGATATACACAGAAATTCAGTTGACTTTTATGCTGGATGCTAATTTATCACTACTTAAATATTTTAATGAGTGGTATAGTCAAATTTTTAAAGATGATGGTGGTTCAGTTCATGGTGATGTTGCGAGTATATCTCCTAAGAACAGAGCTACTAGAGTACAGTATAGGAGTGCCTATGCTACAGAAATAAAAATTACAAAAGCTGAACCAGGACCACAAGGAGCAGATCAAAGAAAACCAATTACTTATATTTTAGAAAATGCATGGCCATATTCTATTGATGCAGTTCCTCTTCAATTTGGATCATCTCAACTTACTAGATTGACGGTTAGTTTTAAATATGAGAGACATCAAATTGTTCATAGAGATATCAGAAATCTTCCTAATATTAAAAAGGGTGAAGTTCAAAAGATTGATGGAACTCTGTTCAACTCTGACTTTGCTGATAATTTACCAGTATCTGCGTAGCAAATTCAACTTTTCAATTCCATAAAAGCGGGAAAAAAATTCCCGCTATTTTTATGTTTAAAAAGTCGCTAAATATAAATATGACCTTGGAGTAAATATTATGGTATTGCCACAGGTAATCTTACCTACTTATGAACTAGTAATTCCGTCTAACGGAAAAAAACTTAAATATCGTCCTTTTGTAGTAAAAGAGGAAAAATTGCTTTTGCTTTCATTGGAATCACAGGATGAAAAAGAAATTGAAAAATCTGTAAAAGCTCTCTTGAAGGGTTGTATTCAATCTAGAGTAAAACTTGAAGATTTAACAATGTTTGATTTGGAGTATATTTTTCTTCAAATTCGCGCTGTCTCTATTGGTGAAATTGTAGATATGAAGGTAACTTGCAAAGATGATGAAAAAACGCAAGTTACTTATCAAATGAATCTTAGTGAAGTTGGGGTTATTAAACCAGAAGGATCAAATCCTAAAATTATGCTAAATGATGAATTGGGTGTTATTATGAAATATCCTGCTTGGGATGAATTCATCAGTGGATCTATTATGGGTAAAGATCCATCTACAGATGGTGTACTTGATATTATTTCTGGATGTATTGATCAAATATTTGACAAAGAAGATGTATATGATAGTTCTACAACTACTAAAAAGGAATTTACTCAATTTGTAGAAGGATTGACAAATACACAGTTTGAAAAAATTCAAAAATTCTTTGAGAATATTCCTAGACTAGAACACAAGTTTATGGTTGTTAATCCAAATACTGGGGTTGAATCAGAGTTCACTATTAATGGATTGACCAATTTTTTCGGATAGCCCTCTTTCACAACACGCTAGAGGGGTATTATAAAACCAACTTTGCCTTGATGCATCACCATAAATACTCTTTGACTGAGATTGAAAATATGATGCCATGGGAGAGACAGGTTTATACCAGTCTTCTAATGCAGCATTTGGAACAAGTCAAAAAATCACAAGAAGCATCTAAGCAGAAATAATGGCACACGGTTTTCTAGCACCAAATCAAAGAGATTCAAGTGACACTTGGCTTGATAAAAAACTTGATGATGCGTTATCTAAAGGATTTAAGAAATTAGAAAAAGCCGTTAGAGGTGGAATTTCTGATGCTTTGTTTAATTTTAGGACTAAAACACGAAGTCCAAAACCATATTCGTCGTCTAAAGGTGAAGATGCAACACCTTTACAAAGGATGCTTGAGGGCAGTTCAGTAAAGAAAGCATTGAGTGCAGGATCAGATGCAGTAAATCCAACAGCATTTGGTGGTGAATTAGCTAAATCAACTGGTATAGTAAGATTAAGACCATCAGATAATCCCATAATAGATGTAGAAGCTACTCCCGTTAATGATAATTTCTTTGCCAAGAGTGCGGAGTTTGCTGGTAGTGGTAGTGGTAGTAGAGAAATAGTACAGGCAATTGATAGATTAAGTGCAGTCACTAGAAATCTAGTTGCTGCTACAGATGATCAAACAAATAGTCAAATTAAGATTGCTCAAGAACAGCAACAGCAAGCAGATAAGTTGGGAAGGAAATCCATTGCTGCTGCTGAAGCTTCTAGTTTCACTAATGATGACTTCTCTAGTAATAGTGCTTATCGGGCTCTAGCATCAGGTGGTAAGAGTATGATGGGTCGTAGTGGTGGTATAGGAATGGGACTTGGTGGTGGTTTAATGGGAGGAATTGGTTTAAAGCGATCAGCAGCATTAGCTGGAAGGAACATTATGAAGAAAGGTGCTGCTAGAGCAGGAAGAAGAGGATTACTTAAATTAGGTGGTAGAGGTCTTGCTAAAGGTCTTGGAAAAGGTGTTGGTAAATCTCTTGCTA